GAAAAGATGACAACGAAGAAGTCGTCTGCCATGTATGATCGTAAGGTCGCGCACGTAATGGGAGGCCTCAAGACAAACGTGGATAACATCGAGTCCTTCCGCACTGGTAACCTCGACGTACTCATCATGTCTCTGGGTGTGGGAAAGTACGGACACACCTTGACCGACACAAAGACGGCAATCTACCTCGACAAGACATGGGACTCGGATGCGTACTTCCAGTCGCTGTTTCGCCTTGAGCGGATTGGGTTGCAGCACAGGCCTCTTGCGATCTCGCTGCGATGCAAAGGTACCGTAGACGAGTTCATTGAATCAAATCTCGCAGGTAAGTTGCCCTCAATGGCAAACGTGACGGGTTCAGACCTCACTCGCCTGCTGATGTCCCTGGGTTCGGAGTTCGCGGGGTTGCCCGTGTGACGAACCTGCGACGCTCGCTGTGCCGCTTGCGCACGTCGCGGGATCCTGCATATGGCCCGGGGGATAACATTCGCCGGTGCGTAGGATCCCGCGAGCGTGCGTTATACGCGGTAGGTCTATTCATCCTTCTGTACGTATGCGCATGTGGTGCCCCAAGATCCACATGCCAGGACCTCAATGCGGCATGTTCTAGTGCCATCGCGCAGAACATTGGTCACATCACACACTCTCAGGTCCAATGCCAGTATGTCAGTCATGGCAGGCCTGTAGAGTCATCCCGGTACCTTGAATGTGGAGATCCCAAACGTATCTACGCTGGTGTCAACTTAGTAGTGGTAGGCCTGAATGGAAACTGGTCATCGCAGACGCTGCGATTGCCTGGTAAGGTCTACCGGATAGTGTTCTTATCAGGGTGTGTCCGAGGTGGCATGTGTTGACGCAAGGAGTGGTTAGGGTGTGCGATCATGTGTCGTTGGCGATCAAGCGAAAGGTTGGCAGAGTGTCTCTACCGATTGGTCACCCGTCAGAGGTGACAAAGCAGTATGAATCTGACCAAGTGGGTAGGTCAGGCAACGTCGAGCAGCGTCTCACGATCCAACGTGGGGACAAGATTCGATTTCCTGATAACCACCCGAACGCCGCAGGGCAAGAGGGCATTGTCGTCATGTGCGGAATGTACCAGGTTCGTGTTCGCCTCATCCGTGAGTCGCGTGAGACCTGGGCCTTCTCAAACGACGTGACGATTCTGCGCAAAGGATGACCCAGCATGAGGAGGGCATCATTCGGGAGGCGGCGAACGCTGCACAGATGGCACGTGTGCATGGGTGTGAGATCAACGTCGAGATCCACCGTTGGGGACACACGACCATGGTCAAGGTGACACCCCAAGGCAAGGGCGAAGTTGCCCTGATCGGTGACGACACGGAGGTGATCCAGATTGAACCATCTACCTGGCAACAGCAGCAAGACACGGGTGGCGACAACTGAGGAGTTGCTTGCCGCGTGTGAAGAGAAGGACGTGAAGGGACGTCTTGAACGAGACCTGGACCCAGGTGGATGGCATGTGATGCGATCCCACTTCTTTCACGACAGTACAATGCTGGTACGTACTGTCTGGTTAGTCAAGACAAATCATGGTGCTGAGATTGCACTCGTAGACATCAAACCTGAAGTACTTGATTCTTTCTTGTATTTTGAGGACATCCACAAAGCATGATATGCTCAGCACATGCACTTTCCGCGCTGCATGGGAGTGGAAGGAGCGCCGCTGCAGGGGTTACCATTGGTCAGTAACTTCTGCTGGCGACCTGGTCAGTCATTTGGCGACCCGACCCTCCCAGGAGTGTAACCCATGATCGTCCTCGGAGTCGATGCCGGCGTCACGACAGGCCTGGCAATCGTCTCTGGGGACGATCAAAGGGTATTACACCACTCGACCTGTGATGTTGAGACACTCCAGTTTCAACTGACTCTGCTTGAGCGCACAGTAGATGAGGTTGTGGTTGAGAGATCCTTGCCTTACAAGCGGTCGAAACTAGGACGTGAACTGCACCTTGTTCACACGCTGGTTGAGCGAGCGTGCCCTGAGGCATTTTGGATTGACGCGTCCCAGTGGAAGAACACTGAGGCAAAATATGCACCAGTGCCACGAGGCATCTCAGCGCATGAGAAAGACGCCATCCGCATAGCACGTTGGTATCTGTTACGCTTTGACTCTGTACCCGTACCGACGTAGGAGGAACCATGGCAACAGGAATCAACCCCTTGGCAAAAGGCCTGTTCGAGGAAGGTACTGGGACCCACTCCCCATCGGTGTCGCAGAAGATGTGCGTCTGCAAGTGGTCGGACATGCAGTTGGAGAAGGGTGGACCTATCATCGGCAACAACGCGGTGGACAGGTTCCTCGCAAAAGGGTACACAGGTCGCACCCGTATCTACATGGGGCGCTGGTCTCCGAAGTTTGCTCTTGCTGCTGGCAAGGTCCACATGGTCGATGCCTACGACCACGTAGAGGCAGATTGCCCGCGATGGTGGGAACCAGATGTGCAGGCACTGCAGAAGGACTTCTTCAACAAGTTTGCGGCAAAGTACGATGGCAAGATAGATGCCGTCTTCATTGCGAATGGCGGTACGATCTACGCGGAACCCTTCATGCGTGGAATCTCAGATAAGTCATCGCGGCAGAATCTACTTGCTGCTGGGTACACACCTGCGCTCGATCAGGCCTCCTACGTTGCCGGGTACAACATGGCCAAGGTGTTCAAGCAGACCCGGATCGCGCAGGCCTTCAACAACTGGCAGTACGTCTCAGCAGATGGCAACGGTCACTCGGATCCTGACTTCACCATTCAGATGATGGACAAGTTGGCATCTATGTTCCCCCGTCGAGCGATCTGGGCAAACAACTCGATCCGTACCCCGTCAATCAAGGCCTACCAGAAGATGTACGACCATATGCGTGACGCTCACACGAAGGGACGCCCCATCGGGTTCCAGTGTGCAACTGCTCCTCGCATCGGGTCCTGGACGAAGACGCTGGATTGGGCAGTTGCTGTCGGAGCGCATGCCGTGGAACTGTCTCCTGGATTCTCGCTCTACATGACAGAAGCAGAGTTGAAGAAGTACGATACATTGCTTCGCAAGGCCGCTTGACAGGACCAGTCAGGTCGTGCGATCATATATCGACCGTTCGACCGACCGAAGGATTGACCTGTGCAGTTCCACACCTCCGTCACTGAGCGTGGCGGATTCCGCGATTGTAGGCGCCGGTGGTATCTAGACACTGTTGAGCGCCTGCAACCACGGTCCCAGGTCCCATGGGCCTTGTACTTCGGTACGATCATCCACACAGGCCTGGAGGAGTACTATCGTTCTAAGCGAGTCGTCACGGACATGCTTGACGCATTTCGCCTGGGGTGGAAGGAGGTCGATGACTATCTTGTCCACGAGTACGGTGGTATGTATACGTTAGGGATCGAGGAGGAGTGGTGGGAGTATTACCTTCTGGGAGAGGGAATGCTCAAGAACTACGATGCCTTCGATAGGCGGGAAGGGTGGTTTGATGAAGTCATCGAAATCAACCTCGAAGAAAGAGGGTTCGTCCCTATTGTTGATTCCCGTGGAAGGCGGTTGCGTGGTCGTCCTTTGCTCTCCGGACGCATCGACCTGGTTGTCCGAAAAGGCGACGACTTCTGGGTCTGGGATCACAAAACCGCCGCCCAACGACCCTCCTACCAGGCACTCGACTTAGACGATCAGGGCACAGGATACTGCTACATTACGTGGCGGTCGCTGGGAATCATCCCCAAGGGATTCCTATACAATGTGCTGTTGAAGCGATTGCCCAAGGACCCCGTGCTCCTCGCATCTACCGGTCGACTGTCGGTAGACAAATCGCGCCTGATGACTCGGAGCCGTTTTCAGGACGCGATCGAGGAGCACGGGCATGATCCTGCCATGTACGCTGAGCACCTCGCAGAACTCGACAAACGAGGGTACGACGACTTCTTTGTACGTGACACCTCCGTTCGTAACCTTGCCCAGTTGCGTACGTTCGAGAAGCGTGTCTATCTCGAGTACAAGGATATGCGGCAAGTGATGCGATACCCGAACCTTGCCTACCCCAATCCGAACCAGCGGAACTGTCCTGGTTGCTCTGTTCTCCCGATCTGCCATGCGATGGAGGAGAATGGCAACGTCGAGGCGATGCGGGAGATGTTCGAGGTGCAACCACCACGCCACGAGATCCCGAAGGAGTTGCGCTTTGGCAACAGCAGCGTCAGTCAATAGGCCCAAGACCCGACCTCGCCGTACGATTGAGGAAGGCGAGCGGCGAATCAAGTGTCTCGTGTATGGGCCTGCTGGTCAGGGCAAAACCTATTTCATCGGCACAGGATCAATGGACGAGCGCACGGCACCGATCTTGATACTTGACTTCGAGGGCGGTGTCTTGTCAACGCTTGAAGGACTGCCAGGTCGTGGCGAGACGTGGTACGATATGCAGATCCGGTCGTGGGCAGATTACAACAAGGCCTTTGAGCGACTCGATAAGAACGTCGAGGGGTTCAAGGCAGTTGCTATCGACTCGATTTCCGAGACCCACAAGTTTGCCCTATTCAACATCATCGAGAAAGAGGAGGACCGCCGTAAGAATCCAGACCTGATCGAGCAAGGCGACTACGGTACCGCATCTGTGCAGATCAACCGCTTGGTTCGTGCATTCCGTGACCTACCTATGCACGTCTTCATGACCGCACACGCGAAGGACGAGACGGACCCACGTGAAGGTCTTGTGAAGAAACCAATGATGGCGGGGCGTGTCGCTGAGGAGGTCCCAGGCATGATGGAAGTTGTCGGGTACCTCGCATGGACGGAAGATGAGGAAGGCAGTATGAAGCGCACGCTTCTGCTGCAGAACTGGCCAAAGGTGCGTGTGAAGGTGCGAACACCATGGGGCAAGGTTGCGCCCGACGAGATATACGACCCCACCGTCACGAACCTTTTGGACACACTCTACTACGAGGAGTAACATGCCAGAGTTCAAGATTGACTTCGAGGAAGTGGAATCATTCGCAGCGTTGCCTGCGGGTGAGTACCTGGTCGTTGTCGAGGAAGTTGAGATGCGGCAATCGCAGTCAAGCGAGTACCCGTACCTCAACTGGAAACTGAAGGTGACCGAAGGCGAGTACGAGGGTCGCTTCGTGTGGATGATGACCAGCATGTCTCCCAAGGCGCTGTGGCGGTTGAAGGAGACGCTCGACAATCTCGAGGTCCCGCTGGACGACTTCAACCTGGTGGTGGACGAGGACACCAACTTCGTGACGGAACCCGCTCTTGTTGGGTTGCCTGCGATGGCGCCCGTGCGTGAGGACGAGTACCAGGGGCGCATCAACAACAAGGTAGACATGCTGCTGCCTGTCGATGGTCCCAAGAAGGCGGATTCGGCACCCATGAAGAAGACAGGGTCGCCGGCACCGCAAGCAAGGAAGAAGATCGTATCGTGAGCGAGGAGGCCTCCCACGCAAACAAGGGCGGCCAGTTCTCGTCGCTGCAGGATCGGGGTCAGAACGTCTTCAAGGGATTGGAGGCGTTCGACCTCTCCTCTACCGTCGATAGCGTCACGATGGAATCAGACGAGTTCACCGCAGTGTGCCCCATCACAGGTCAACCCGACTACTACTCGATGGAGATCGTGTTCGAGGGGTACAGGGGACTCGAGTCAAAGTCCTTGAAGTTGTACCTGCAGCAGTTTCGTACGCAAGGTGCCTTCTGCGAGACGTTAGCAGCACAGATCGCAAAGGATGTCTTCGCAGCGATAGACCCGCTGTTCGTGCGTGTGACTCTACACCAGAAGTCACGTGGCGGCATCTCAGTGACAGCATCTGCGCTGGTACCTGAGTTGGGGATTGGCATGCAAAATGGACGGTAAGGTCACCTTCCACCGCACGTTCTCAGCAGCACATCGCCTATGGAGTGACGTCTCTAAGTGCGCGAATATCCACGGACACAACTACCGTGTGTCTGTTGGCGTGACAGGTCGTGTAGGTGAAGAGTCACGCATGGTCGTGCCCTTCGACTGGATCAAAGAGGTGGTCGATAACCTTGACCACGCGTTGCTCCTGCACGTGCTCGATCCAGGCCTGCACGAACTGGGGAACATGACAAGGGTGGTCATATTCAATGACCTGCCGACGACAGAAGTAGTAGCACAGCAGATTGCTCAGGAGATAGCAGACATGCTGTCTATTGACGACACCATTCGGGAGGTGAATGTCACCCTTGCAGAAACAGACAACATCGTCGCCTACGGGTACGCAGCATCAGTTCCGCATCAGTGAGATCTTCGGTCCCACCATTCAAGGTGAAGGCACCATCATTGGCACGAAGACCCACTTCATCAGGTTCGGAGGATGCGATTACCGCTGTGTCTGGTGTGATTCCATGTACGCAGTAGACGAGCACGAGGTGGCAAAACTACCGAAGATGTCTCAAGTCGAGATCCTCAACAGAGTGATGGACCTACCAGACGCAAAGTGGGTGACACTTTCAGGTGGCAATCCTGCGCTGTTTGACCTGCGTGAGTTGACCGAGTTACTGCACGTTGCAGGGTATAAGATCGCAGTTGAAACACAGGGGACCATCTTCAAGGACTGGTTGCGCAAGTGTGAGGTAGTCACGTGTTCACCCAAACCGCCCTCTGCAGGCAACGTAACCCAGGACTACACCGTCGAGAAGTTCATCCGGGAGATGGAGACGTCCAGGTACAACTACCGAGGCAATCTGGTTCTCAAGATCGTGGTGTTTGACGAGACAGATTACGAATATGCAAAGTGGATCTTCCAGACGTTCCCGTATCTTGAGAGATGGTTGCAGGTTGGGAACAGCGACGTGTCCGAGAACACCACACCAATGGATGAGGCGTACCACAAACTGGGTCTCCTCGATAAGTTGAGGTGGTTGTCAGACAAACTGATAGCAGATGATTCGGAAGAAATGGCAGAAGTACGCGTGACGCCTCAACTGCACACCCTCATGTGGGGCAATGCGAGGGCGACGTGAGTACCACGAACACAGAGGATAGCATGCGACGAGGTCCCCCGTCTACCTGGAAACCAATCGAGGATGCAGAGAACCACATTGCTCAGTTCCTGGCGTTCCTTGGCGAGGACCGGAGGCGTCCAGGACTCGCTGACACACCCAGACGAGTCGTGAAGGCCTACCAGGAACTGACTAGTGGGTACGATCAAGTGGCAAGGGATGTGTTCACCACCTTTGACGCCGAAGGGTATGATGAGATGGTCATCGTGCGAGACATCCCCCTAGTTTCGCTGTGTGAACACCACCTACTTCCCTTCATTGGTCGTGCCCATGTAGGTTACATTCCGCGGGACCGGATCGCGGGCCTGTCGAAGTTCAAGCGGTTGGTAGATGTATTCGCTCGGAGGTTGCAGGTGCAAGAGCGCCTCACACGTCAAGTACTCGACACCATGGTCGAGGTCCTGGCACCTCGAGGCGCTATGGTGATCGTTGAGGCGGAACACACCTGCATGACGATCCGAGGTGTCCAGGCACCCGGGTCACTCACCGTGACGTCCGCCGTCCAGGGTGACTTCCTCGATGACCCAGAGGCACGTCACGAGTTCCTAGTCCTAATCGGAAAGGGATGACCATGTCTAGGCCTAACTCAGTTCGCATCGAGAAGACAGATCAGGGTCGTGTACGCGTGACAGTCCTGTCTGACAACGAGCGCGACATCTCAGCAGTTGTCGATCCCGAAGAGTTCCTTGCTGCGTACGAAGAAGCAATGAGCATGGGAGAAGGTCCTTTAGTACAGGGTGAAGCATGAGGACTGTAATCCTATTGTCTGGGGGTCTTGACTCCTCAACTGCGCTGGCGCTCTGTGCGCATGGTGGCGATGAGATCTACGCGATCTCGTTCACCTATGGCGCAAAGCACGAAGACATGGAGAGCGCCGCTGCTGAGAACATCGCTGGGCACTACGGGGCGATGGATCACACGATCATCCACCTACCTGAACACCTGTTCGCTATGGGTGCGCTGTCAGGTGACGAGGAGATGCCACACAAGACGTATGAGGAGTTGCACAAAGCAGAAGGCCCCTCGCCTACATACGTCCCCTTCCGCAATGCGAACCTTATCTCGCAAGCAACTTCCTATGCGCTCATGTGTGAGGCAAATCGCGTGGTGATCGGGGCACACGCTGAGGACGCACACAACTTCGCCTACCCCGACTGCACGCCAGAGTTCATTGGAGCGATGGCAGCGGCAGTGTATATCGGAACCTACCACAAGGTGCGATTGGAGGCGCCATTCCAGTACCTCTCAAAGGGTCAGATTGTCGAACTGGGGATGACACTCGCGGTCCCCTATGAATACACCTGGTCCTGTTACGATCCTGTGTACGATGAAGACAGGCGTGAGAACATCGCGTGTGGCAAGTGCCCAACCTGCATCGGTCGCCGTCAGGCGTTCATGCTGGCAGGAGTGCACGATCCAGTACCCTACGCATCCGGGAGTTTCATATGACAACTGCAGAGCGCAAAGAGCACCTCCAGTTCACCTGGCGCAACATCATTCGGGTATGTACTGAGGTGAATACACCAGATGCCTGGTCATTCGCGCATACGTGGGCGCGTTCCAAGGAAGGTGGACGCCACCCGGACCTGGGATACAACACAGATAACCAGTGGTGTTTCCCAGACATCCCACTGGACGCACGTATCTTCGATCCTGACAAGCAGATCCTGGCATGAAGTTCACCCTGAAGTTCGACATCCAGGAGGACCAAGAGTCAGGTCGCATAGACGTGACGCTCCAAGTGATGAAGGGTGCCGCAACTGTAGACACCATCGAACTTGAAGACACCACAGCGAACCTGACGTGCTTCTATGCGCGCCGATCAGTCGAAGACCTATTCCGGGAGATGGCAGATGCCAGAAGAAACGACCGCGCAAACGCAGGAGAAGTACACGCCGCATCCGAGGGGTCAGAGGACGAAGGGTAGTTGCTCCTATCTTGAGTGCACGGAAGAAGCGACGAAAGCGCGCAGGGTCGCATACTCCTCGTTTACGCGCCTTATGGTGGATGTGTGCGACGACCACGCAAAGGCGCTCGACGGAGGAGCAACCATCCTCATCGAGTTCACTAAGGGATGAGTCACGACCCGGTCAATCACCCCTCCCACTACACCTTCGGGAAGATCGAAGTGATCGAGGTGATCGAGGACTGGAACCTTGACTACAATCGAGGAAACGCCGTGAAGTACATTGCACGAGCACCTCACAAGGGCAATGAACTCGAGGATCTGAAGAAGGCACGTTGGTATCTTGACCGCGCCATCGAGAATCAGAAGAAAGGAGAGCGCGTTGAAAATCGCACTCATTCCCCCAGTCGCTGACTCAGTACGGTGGCGTGCAACTGCAGACATGCACCTTGCTCTCAACCATCTTCTTGAGAATCGGGAGTACAGGCAGTTCATGACTGCGTGTGGTGACGCAGGTGACTGGATCACGCTTGACAACTCAGCACACGAGTTCAAGTCAGGTCAGGCAATCGAAGAAGTCCTCGTCAATGCTATTGCGATCAAGGCCCGGGAGATCGTAATCCCTGACACTTTGTTCCACGCCATGTTCACCGTACAGCAGGCACGGGAGGGATTCAAGTTCCTCAATGAATCAGCGTTGTTCCAGGCCTGTTCACCGACACCACGCCTCATGGTCGTCCCACAAGGACGTGACGAGATTGACTGGTCATGGTGCCTCAAGCAGTTGGTCGACACGGCAGGCGCCTATGGGTTCAAGGACCTGCTCACGATTGGGTTGTCTAAGGACTATGACACTCTTGTTATGGGCGGGTTGTCGAACCTTCTTCGCAAGTACCTTGAACCGTACGCGATGGTAGGTATCGAGACGCACCTGTTGGGGTGGACATGCAAGTGGTCGCTGTGTGACCTGGCACGTGAGTTCTCCTTCATCAGGTCAATCGACACCGCCAAACCTTTCATCTACGCGATGCAGGGGCGCCGTCTCAGTCACGATAGGGACCCAGTGCAAATACACCGTCCAGAGAACTACTTTGACTACTCCTTCAGTAATCATTCTGAGACACTTGAAAGAGCGAATCACAACGTCACTCAGTTCAAGTTGGCGTCACGAGGTATCAGGTCAGCACCTACTGAAGTGAGCATCCCATGACCAGATCAACAGTTTTGTGGATGATAGGAGCATTTATTTTCTACACCATTTGCATAGTCGCTATTACACAGGATTGGCCTAAATGAAGGTAGCAGTTCTTCACGAGACACCGATTCCACGTTCTATGGGATCCGGGTCCGCTTATGACCTGACAGTGAGAATCCTACGTGCGTGTGGTATCAAGGACTATGACTTCATTGCTCTTGGCAAGCAGGGGCAGAAGTTCACGAAAGCAGAGTCATGGCAGGCATTCCATTCAGAGGTGGTGCAGTCAGGTGAACTGGGCGAGTATGACAAGATCCTATGTCTTGGTGGCGTATCTCTTGCCGCTGTCCTTGGTACGACCAAAGGCGTGTCCATTCAGAAATACCGTGGTCGTGCCTACATTGCCCCAACTGGGCAGGTTACAGTCGCCACCTACTCGCCCTTTGCCATCTTCCGCGACTGGGATCTATTCCGCGACTTTGCTGCAGATATCTACAAACTGGCGACTCAAGATGTGGTATTACCAGGCCCAGACGCATACGAGCACGAGTGGGCAGTAAACGACCTCTCCTACCTTGACTACATCCTGCGTGACGCTCGCGTTGTCTCTTGTGACATTGAGACCTTGGGGTTCATGTTCATGCCTCATGGCAACGAAGTCCTCACGGTAGCATTCTGCGCATTGGCAGAGGACGGGGCGGGATGCGGTACCATCCTCACCGCTGACTTCCTCCGCGAGCACATGGAGGTCTTCGACTGGATGGAGCAGCGGCAGAACCCAATCGTCTTCCACAATGCGAAGTTCGACGTGCAACACCTATCGAACTTCCTTGGACGCGAGTTGCTTCTGTATCACAACTGCAAAGACACCATGCTCATGCATTATGCCTTGGACGAGCGTCCCTCAAACAGGTACCGCATCCACGGGTTGAAGATGCTGTCACGTGTCTACTTTGACGCGCCCGATTACGAGATCCCGATGGGGAAGTGGATTGACGACTACAATGCTGAGGAGAACAAACTCGTCAGGGTTCGTATGATGAAGGAACTGATGGAGTACCAGTTCCTCGACACGTGGTACACAGCACGCCTGCACGACGCCCTCGAGGTCGAACGACTGTCACGTGCAAAGCAAGAGCAGCATGATGTGCTGAGGTTCGTCAACGACACGCTGATGCCAGCAACGCTCGCGCTCGCTGAGATTGAACGCCACGGTGTTCCTGTTCGTGCTCAGTACTTCAAGGACATGCTCGAACGCATCGAGATCGCGTTGGCGGCAGAACTACTGGTACTCCAAGAACAGGTTCGCATCATCACAGATGGTGAGATCACAGAGTTCAATCCCAACTCCCCCAAGCAGGTCAAGAAGGTGATCTATGAGCATGCCGGATGCGTGGTCCCGCAAGGAGGCGCTGTTGGTAGATATGCGTACAAGAATAAGGGCAAGCAGACAACGGAGAAAGACGTACTCAAGGTACTCGCGTCGATTGCAAGGAAAGAAGGACGCGACCTGATTGCCATGTGCCTGCAGGGCATACTCGGGTACCGGCAGAAGTCGAAGGTGCTTGGTACCTACGTCAAGGGCATGATCGCTCGATGCACAGAGATTGACTCAGAAGGGTGGTCGTTGATCCATGCCAACTTCTTCACAGCAGGAACGTCAACTGGGCGCCTATCATGCGCGAACCCGAATCTTCAGAACATCCCAGATGCATCTCACGTTGGGGAAGACGTCAGGTCCGGATTCGCTGCGCCGGACGGGTATGTTCTTGTGGAAGCGGATTATTCTCAGTTGGAGTTACGGGTGGCGGGACTCTTTTCCGAAGACAAAGCACTTCTCGATGTCTATCGGGACGGTAGAGATATCCATCAGGAAGTCGCATACAACCTTTGGCAGAAACCAAAAGACGAAGTCACGAAATATGAGCGGTATCTCGCTAAGTGCCTCAACTTCGGATTGGTGTACGGGCGTGGTCCTCGTTCTATCGCGACCGGTCCCGAGATGGACATGCTGGAGAGTATGCGAGGCGCACGTTGGTCGCCAAAGGAAGTAGAAGCGTACTACAACAAGTTCCTTCGCGGGTTCCCACGTCTGGTTGAATGGATGCAGGAAATGAAGGATGCCGTGCATCGGGAGTACAACGTCTCGACACCGTTCGGGAACTACAGGCGCTTCCAGTTCATCCCGACAGGTGAGTGGCATCGCGTCGAGAGGCAGACGGTGAACACCCCGATCCAGGGTTTCGCCTCGCTCATGTGTACGGACGCTCTTCGCAGAATCCACTGCCGCCTACGTGACGAGCAGATTGACGCAAGGATCCTCTTCACCGTGCATGACTCGATCTGCATTCTCGTACACGAGGACCCAGCGACTGTGCAGAAGGTCTCCGAGATCGTGTTCTACGAGATGGAGCAGAACCTACCCTCGTTGCCAGGTGTCGACTGGTCGATGCTTCCGTTCAAGGCGGAAATCGAGATCAAGCGCACGTGGGGTGGCAAAGAGGACGAGGAGTTCACGGAGACGTTGCATGCTGCGTCGGGCGTGTGAGTCGATCTTCGAGCGTGACCGGCGCGCTGTCGCACGCTGCGGGATCCTACGTGCGGCCCATGGGATAACATTGACCACGCCGTAGGATCCCGTTAGCGTGCGATACACGCGGTAGGGGTTACGTCAGATTCCGCACATTCGTCGCGTGTTGGGCCAAGGACCGTATCCGATGGACCTTACTGCCTTGTATGCCACTCGTATCTGATCGAAAGGCGACCATCGGTTAGCAGTTCCTTGATGGTGTAGTATGAAGCGTCCCCAGTGATCCTGAAACGAGATATCCATCTGCAAACCACCGTAGTATCCGTTGCCGGTGTTGTCATTCCAAGCACCTTCGTGAGTGTGGATGCATCTGAGTCCCGCTGTCTTCACACGCCAGGTGTGGACGGCGTCACGTGCGCGCTGGCGCCATAGGTCCCTGAAGTGGAGACGACCACTGAGTGTGCGTCGCCACAAACTGAGACCTGGATAGGGGGATCGAGCGTGTCCCATCGCTTGTTCGTACTTGTAGGTCTTGGCACGAGCATTTGCTGCCTGCCAGACGAAGCGGTGGTTCGTGGGTGTTGCAGAGGAGTAGTTGAAAAGCCCATGTGCTTGTGCTACTCCTGGAGACACAAGAAGGGCAACGACTGTCGCTACGGCATACCTGATGAGGCAACCTCCTACTAGGGGATAAGGGAACGGGCAGTAGGTTGTCACTTGACCTACTGCCCGTGGGGGTTGGGACGTGCGTATCGTATCGAGACCTTCACAAAGGGCGCAACTCCTTTGCTACTTCCGTACTGCGGCAAGTTCCTTCGCGGGATCTGCAGATGATACTGCCGCTGCGGCAATGCCTGCCCTGCCGTGACGGATCACTGCATCATGGATGAGGAACGCAGCGAGAACGATGGCGGAAACAAGTCCCGTTATTGCACCTTGCTGCGCGCTCGAGATGTCGAGGCCGAAAATAACAACCAGGTTCGTCACGACAGCAAGCAGGATAGAAGTAATCCCCACTGGGGTAAAATCTGGTGTCTTCATGTGTCACCTCCTTTCAGGTACCAATACGGAAGGCCCACAAACCAGGACTAGGGCCTGTTGCAAGTACATTTATGGCGGCTGAGGCGTTGTTGGCAACGTATAACTGGAGACGATCTCCTACCTGGCAATCATACAAAGTGGTTGCAACTCTTGAAACCTGGTTGCCTGATGCGACCCCACGTACCTCAGCAATGATGCTGGTGACAGCAGATCGTACTATCTTGACTCGTGACAACCGCCATCCTGTTGCATCAGTTGCCCACTGGGCATGTGTACCAATAAGGTACTTACCTGCAGTGTTGATATTGAGACGGTTGTTTGCTGTGTCTGCCATGCTGTCTGTGTCGTAGGTAGTTGTGTCAATCGTAACTAAGGTGTCAGCAGCAGTGTTCGGGATTGACTGTGCTGCTACCTTTGTCATCTTGACTAATGGCACAGTCAACAAAGAAAGCAAGTTGTCCCTAATGTGCTGATTCAGTATCACGGTGGTGATTGTTTCTGAGGCAACCCACGTGCGAGGTGCTGTCCACGCCACTAGATGCCTTCTTTCGCGCAATAGATAGCAGGGTCAACAACGTCTTGCTGGAGGATGGTGAGAGCGCCACCTGAGTTTTGCCATCCCGTCAAGTAGACATAGTCCCCTGCCTTGCAGTCAAATACGGTGTCAGTGGATAGCACAGGCAACAACGATGATACCGCTTCTGAGGCATCGTGGTCAATGCAGACGTTGGTATTCGCAACAGAGTCATGGTACCACATCTTGATTTCTCTGTGCCCGTTGGCATTACTTGTCCATCTCAGGCCACACCCAATGACGTACTTCCCTGAGATAGGAAAGTTGAGACGGTTGTTTGTAGTGTCAGCAATAGTGCCTACCGTGTCCCAATCTACCGTGTCAAAAGATACTCGTGTCTCTGTGGTATTCGGTATGCTCTGGTTTGCG